TCTAGCGCTGTATCCGCGGAAACGCTTATTGGCAAAGATTCGGCCCCATCGGCAGCGGACAAGCGCGATGCGAAAACATCGGACCCGATCCCTCCGCGGCTGATATCGGGGTTGCTAGGAACAGGCACCTATGGCGGGGAGGTTGCCGATTGGGCACAAACATATTTGGGAATAACCCTTATGCCATGGCAGCGCACGGCAATTGACGGGCAGCTAATGCACGACGCCGCCGGCGACCTTACCTACCGGAGGTCTCTTTGCAGCATCGCACGGCAGAACGGAAAAACCACAGCTCTAAAAGCGATGGTCGGATGGTGCCTCACCCGGGAACCTGTCCGCCGGGGCGAACCGGTGTTGGTTATCTCCACCGCGCATAAATTGGATTTGGCAACGGAAATATTTGAAGCCTTAGCGCCGCTGCTAGTAAAAGAATTTGGCGCCAAAGCAAAGTGGGCATATGGCCGCAGTGAAATCATTATGCAGGACGGAAGCCGCTGGTTAGTGCAGGCCGCCACGCCTAGCAACTTTCATGGGTTCTCACCCACATACGTATTTTGTGACGAGATATGGTCAATTTCGCGCGAAGTGCTTATGAATGGGGCGTTGCCTTCACAGCGTGTCCAGCGGTCGCCTCTCTTATCCTGTTGGTCCACCGCCGGCACGGAGGATTCAACCGCCATGCTTCAAATGCGGGAGGAAGGGCTACGCGCAATAGACGAAGGCAAAACCACAAAGCTATTTCTAGCGGAGTGGTCGTGTCCCCCGGGCATTGACTACATGGATAGGCCGGACGTATGGGCAATGGCGAATCCGGCGATTGGGTACACGCTAGACCCCGAGGTACTAGCCGACGAAGCGGAGCAGGTGGACAAATCCGCATTTCTCCGCGCGTCCCTAAACGTGTGGGTTAGCTCCACTAACTCTTGGCTTTCCCCCGGCGTATTCGACGCGCTAAAGGTGGACGAGGTGCCCGCCGGCGGAGTGCTTGCCGTGGATTCATCTATAGACGAATCTACCTATTGCGGTGTCCGCGCGGTCGCCATGCCGGACGGCAGCATTGGCGTTACTGTTGCCTTTGTCGCCGATTCCCTTACAAGGTGTTGGGAGGAAGTCGAAGCCGCCGCCGGCGCCTGCACAAACGTGACCCTCCCGCCAAATCTGTTTGATATCGCGCCCGTAAGCCTTATTAGAAAAAAGGTACAAGTAGGGTACGGCGAGCTAACCACGCATACCGCCACCATCCGTAGTGCAATTATCGAAGGTCGCATAGTGCATACCGGCGAAGAAATGTTGCGCGAGCATGTGGATAGGGCCGTGGGAGTAAAGACGCTACGCGGCTACGCGCTTAGCTCGCAACGTTCGTCCGGACCTATCACCATGGCGCGCTGCATGGTGTGGGCCGCTGCACTTGTCGCCCGTCCGGTGAGTAAGGCAAAACCACAAATTGCCTATAGCAAGTAGAGTGGGGAAGCGCGCGCGCGGTTGGGTTCCCCTTGGCCGCGCGCGCGTTAATTCTCTATCTCTTTGCGGCTCCCCTTGTATTACATGCAAACGCAAAGCATGATCCATATATGGACCTATTTAGGGCAAAGGTAAAAGCCGTGCCGGCTACGGCGTCGGTGCCTATTGCGGCAGCGTCCGGCGCGCGGCAGCGTTCGGATAACTTTTTAGGTTTCCAGATTGGCGCGGCGGAGCAGGCCGCTATGTCCGTGCCGTCAGTCACGCGGGCTATTAGCCTGCTCTCCACGGTCGTAAGTACGCTGGACCTCCGTAGCTATACGCTGCAGTGGACCGGGCAGCGTTACGAAAAACTGTATGTGGAGGGCGAATCGTGGATGGGTCGCCCGAACCCCACGGAAACGCGAAACTTTACCCTTTCCGTTACGGTGCGCGATTTGGTGATGCAGGGCCGCGCGTTTTGGGTAGTGACGAGCCGCTACGCAAATGGATTTCCGGCCACGTTTCAATGGTTGCCGGCGGCTAACATTTCGACGCCTAATAACGTTGGCCCGCAATGGTTTGGCAGCCCCGAGGTAATTATGTTTAACGGGGTTCAGCTTGAAACCCGCGATGTGGTTACCTTCTTGTCCGGCTCGCAAGGGATCGTATATACAGGCAATCGCGCGATCCAATGCGCTATCCGCCTGGACGAAGCCGCCGCCCGCTTTGCGAGCAATGAGATTGCCGCCGGCTACTTGCAGCAGAAGGGCGGGGAACCAATGTCCGGCGAGGAACTAGGGGAAATGGCCGCCGCGTGGGCCGCCAACCGCCGGGAAAATTCCATTGGCGCGCTAAATGAATTTGTGGATTTCATCGAATTTGACAGCGACCCATCGAAGCTTCAAATTGTCGAAGGGCGCGAGTATTCCGCTAAGGACCTAAGCCGGCTGATGGACATACCTGCTTATTTACTTGCTGTCTCGCAAGCTGGAAGCATGACATACGCTAATGCCACCGAAGCTAGGCGCGATTTGGTGGAATTCGGCGCCCGTCCCCTGCTCCACGCAATCGCGGAGCGGCTTTCCATGGATGATGTATTGCCCCGGGGGCGCCATGTTGAATTCGACACGGAATCGTACATTGGGGAAATGGCGCATATGGATATGCCGGCAACCGAGGATGCGGCAATCCGCGATCAGTCTATGACGGAGGTTCCACTAAATGATTAGGTTTTCCGCCGACCCAACGCTAATTACAGCGCAAGCCGGGGACGCCACCGAGCCTGCCCGCATTAGTGGGCTAGCCGTTCCGTGGGATACCGTCGCCACGGTTTCGGATGGTACGGCCGTGCGATTCGCCCGGGGCGCGTTCGACGTTTCACAGAAGCCCGCCAAACTGATTGAGAACCACGACATTTCACAGCTGCGCGGAATCGTAAACACGCTTACCGATTCGCCGGCGGGCCTTGAATTCGAAGCGACCCTGGCGGATACGCGCGCAAGCCGTGACGCCGTGGCGCTGCTAAAGGCCGGCGCTTATGATTCTGTCAGCGTTGGCGCCCATCCCACCACCTTCACGACTGACCCCGAAGGGGTTATGACAGTAACGGCCGCTACACTTATTGAATTGTCATTAGTAGCCGTCCCCGCGTTTAGGGAGGCAGTAATTACCAACGTGGCCGCAAACGCGGCCGACCCCGATCCAGAACCAGAAACCGATAAGGAGCAGGAAATGACCGACGCCGCACAGGCCGAGCCGATCGCGGCAGAGGCCACCACCATTCCCACTAACCCAATTATTTACGCAGAGGCTAAGCGCGCATTTGTCATGCCGACGCCGGCGGAATACATTTGCGCCTTTGCCGCAGGTGGCTCCGCGTTTGACGCCATGCAGGAAGGCATCCGCGCCGCAGCTCCGGACGTACTGACCACAGATACGCCCGGAATCTTGCCCGTACCTATTATTCAGCCGACCTACAATAATTTTGTAGGTAGCCGCCCGGTGGTGGACGCCGTCGGCGCCCGCGCTATGCCGGCCGGCGGCAAGGTATTTATCCGACCGAAGGTCACGACCCATACCAGCATCGGCGTCCAGTCCACGGAGAACACGCAGATTACCGAAGGTACGTTCGTGGTGGACGACATCCAGGTCACCAAAGGGACGTATGGCGGCACGGTTTCAGCTTCAGAACAGGTTATCGATTTTACCGTTCCGGAGGTTATCGGGCTTATCCTTGACGACATGGGCCGCATTTACGCGAACCAGACCGACAACGTAGCGGCTGACGCGCTTGTGGCCGGTGCGACTACTGACGAGGCATTCGTCGGATCCATCACCGACCCGGCCGCGTGGGCATTGTGGGTTTCTACGGCTGCCCAAGTGATCCTTAGCGCGTCGAATGGCAACCTGCCAACTCACCTGTTCGTGAGTCCGGACCGTTGGGGAAACCTGCTTGGTCTGTCGGACACCTCCGACCGGCCACTGTTCCCGAACATCGGCCCGATGAACGCGTTCGGGGACCTTTCCGTAACGTCGGATATGGGAATGGCCTTTGGCCTCCGCGTCGTGGTAGATCGCAACTTTGCGGCCTCCACCACAATTATTGGCGACGCGTCAGGGTTCGAATGTTAC